AAAGACATCTAACATGGCATACAGTTAGCCCTAACGAAAGGTAAGTAAATGGCAGAAGCACAAGCAAATGTAATGGTAAAAGATGCAACACCTAAAAAGGTAATGGCATTAGCATCTCGTAAATATTCAAGAGATGACAAGATGAAAAAGGACGAAGAGGAATTAGAACAACTTATTGCAGAAAATAAAGGTGAGGTGAAAGAAGAGGTTCAGGAAGAGCCAGAGCCAACTTCTGCAGAAGAGAAAACTTTTAAAAAACGCTACGGTGATCTTAGGAGACATGCTCAACAAAAAGAAGCTGATCTGCAAGAGCAAATAAATCAGCTAAGAGATCAGCTTGATAGTGCAACTAAAAAACAAATACAACTACCAAAGTCAGACGAAGACATTGAAGCATGGGCGAAGCAATATCCTGATGTAGCAGGTATAGTAGAAACTATCGCTATTAAAAAATCTAAAGAGCAATCAAAAGAGCTTGAAGATAGGATTAAAAAAATAAATGAAATGCAGGAATCAGCTACAAAAGAGAAAGCTGAAGTAGAATTATTAAAACTACATCCTGATTTTGTGGACATTCGTGAGGATGATGACTTTCATAACTGGGCTGAAGAGCAACCACAGTGGGTGCAAAAAGCTTTATATGAAAATGATGACGATGCAATGTCTGCAGCCAGAGCTATTGATCTTTACAAAGCTGATAGAAATATTGGTAAGAAAAAGACTAACTCAAAGGACGCAGCATTAGCCACAAATCCTAAGTCAACACGTACAAAACCTCAAACTAACGAAGAGTCTACATATCTAAGAGAATCTCAAGTACAAAAAATGTCATCGCAGGAGTATGAGAGAAGAGCAGATGAAGTTATGGAAGCTATCCGAACAGGTAAGTTTGTATACGATGTATCAGGCTCTGCTAGATAAAAAAGTTGACATTTAAAAATTTATACATATAACTATGTATAATACTTAGAATACACATACATAGCCCCTTTATGGATACCTATATGTGTATTACATCACAAACGACAATATGGTGAGACTTACCTAGTTTAACAAGCCCAGAATGTACATCTGCACCTTGATCTAAATTAGCCCCTAATCAGAATTGTAATTTGTATCTGTGACCTTGAAAAGTAAGGAGGATTGACTATGGCTTTTCAAACCGCTGCAGGACATACAAGTTTACCTAATGGTAATTTTAGTCCTGTCATATATTCCAAACAGGTACAGCTTGCTTTCCGTAAGTCATCTGTTGTGGAAGGTATCACAAATTCTGACTATTTTGGTGAGATTGCTCAGATGGGTGATACTGTTAAAATCATCAAAGAGCCAGAGATTACTGTAAAAGAGTATGCTCGTGGCACACAAATCACACCTCAGGACTTGGACGATGAGGATTTCTCTTTAGTTGTTGACAAAGCAAACTACTTTGCATTTAAAGTTGATGACATTGAGGAAGCTCACTCACACGTTAACTTCCAATCTTTAGCTACCGACAGAGCAGCTTACAGACTTTCAGATCAATACGATCAGGAAGTTCTAGGCTATCTATCAGGTTTCAAGCAAGCATCTATCAATGCTGTAGCAGGAACAGCCAACACTACCGTGTCTGGTACAAAAGCTGTTTCAACTGCAGGATCAAACGAACTGCTTGACTCCATGTTAGTTGATGCTGCTGACTTCAACGGTGGTTCAGCAAACAACTCTATTGTTGTTCAGCCAAGAGGTATGGGTGACGGTGTTAATACAACAACTGCTCATGCTACACCTTTAGCTGTCATCAACAGAATGTCAAGAAAGCTTGACCAACAGTTTGTTGACAAAGAGGGAAGATGGCTTGTAATCGACCCAGTTTTTGCTGAATTGCTAAAAGACGAAGATTCCAGAATTATGAATGGTGACTTTGTTTCTTCAAAGGACGAACTCAAAAATGGAATGATCTTTGGCAACTTGCATGGCTTTAAAGTGTACATGTCTAACAACCTACCTGCGAAGGGTAATGGTCCTACAGGAGCAACTGCTACTGGATCATCACACTACGGAGTGCTTGTTGCAGGACATAGTTCAGCAGTAGCCACTGCAGAGCAAATCAACAAAACAGAGACATATCGTGACCCTGACAGCTTTGCTGACATCGTTAGAGGTATGCATCTCTATGGACGTAAAATATTACGACCTGAAGCACTTACTCGTGCTTTTTATGTATCTAAATTCTAAGGAGTATTGAACTATGGCTACTTTTGACATGACCTCAAAAGCTACTGCAGGAGTTAGTTCAGACTCTATAGTAGCTCTACAAGCTAACCGAAATGGAACTGCTATGAGAATGGTTGAAGCTATCTTGGATATTGCTAAGATAGAAAACTATTCTTGCACTGATGGAGATATCTTTCAACTACTTGAAATTCCTTCAGGCACATTAGTTCTATTTGCAGGGGCAGAAGTGCTTACTGCTTTTGATGGTACATCACCAACTGTGGATATTGACTTTGCTGCAGGTGATGACATCATTGACGGTGGTGATGTATCTTCAACAGGCTTTCTTGCAGAGGGTACAAATGGACAAGCTAACGATGTTACTACAGGTGCTGCATCACTATTCACACAGTTTCAGTCTTCAACTGACACTATCGATGTGAAACTAATTGCAGGATCTGCAGACGTTACTGTTGGTAAAATACGAGTGTATGCTTGTGTTATCGACTGTAATGGTGAGCATAAGCAGTTAGCAGACGAAGTTGATAGAGATCAACTCGCCTAAACTACAATTTAGGGGGCAGGTGATGAGCTTGCCCTCTATTTTAACATAAAGGAATACTAATGGCAGATACAGTCACATCTCAGACAATATTAAATACACCATATAGATTGGTTATGAAATTTACTAACGTAAGTGATGGTACAGGAGAAAGTGCCGTTAATAAAGTAGATGTAAGCACATTTACTGCAGGTGAAAAAGGTGCTACATGCACAGGTGTAACAATAGATAGAATATATTTTGTAAATGATGGAATGAAAGTACAAATACTTTGGGATGCTTCATCAAATGTAGAAGCATACAAACTATTAGATACAGAAGGATACTATGACTTTTCACATTTTGGTGGATTACAAAACAATGCAGGTTCAGGTGTAACAGGAGATATATTGTTTACAACTGTTGGACATGCTAACACGGAAACATATAACATCATATTAGATATGACAAAACAATCCTAGAGAGGATAAAATGTCTAGTTCTTATCTTATATTAACAAATAATGTCTTAGGTAGGCTAAACGAAGTTCAGCTAACTGCTTCTAACTTTGATAGTGCCAGAGGTATACAAACACAAACTAAAGAAGCAATAAATCAATCTATACGATTCATTAATCAAAAAGAGTTTAACTTTCCTTTTAATCACGCTACTGAGACAAAAACTCTTACGGCAGGTACAGTTAGATACAGTTTACCAACTTCTACAAAACATGTTGACTATAACACATTTAGATTAATTAAAGATGACGATCTAGCAACAAGTGGTGGTAAGTTAGGCATACTACAGTATAACGATTATATAAATAACTATATAACACAAGAAGATGAAATTGTTACTACAACATTAGATGGTTCACTAACAGACTCAGCAACTACAGTGACTGTGGCTAGTACCACAGGATTTGATAGTGCAGGAACATTACACATAGGTAATGAGCAGATCACCTACACAGGCACTACATCAACAACCTTTACAGGTGCTACACGAGGAGCAGGTGGCACAACAGCTGCAGCCCACTCTGATGCAACACAAGTTGCACAATTTGAAGAAGGAGGAGTTCCTAGATATGTGGTTAGATCTCCAGACAACGGTTATCTTTTATACCCTTTTCCTACTAAATCTTTTTCTGTAAAGTTTGATTACTACACTTTCCCAACAGACTTATCATCAGCAACAGACACAACAAGTATTCCTGCACGATTTGATGCAGTAATAGTAGATGGAGCTACAGCTTTTGTATATCAGTACAGAGGTGAGACATCACAATATCAACTTAACTTTGCACGATTTGAGCAAGGTATTAAGAATATGCAAACCCTATTAGTCAATAAGTTTGAATATATACGTTCTACATTTATACCAAGAACACCTACAAACGTATTAGATTTAAACCCAAGAGTATTATAGTATGCCTGATTTATCGCAGACAAGATCCTTTCCATTTGTATGTGAAGGAGGATTGATATCTAATAGATCAACTTTTGTAATGCAACCCGGACAAGCTTTAGAGTTAGAAAACTTTGAGCCAGATGTAGAGGGAGGGTACAAAAGAATAAATGGGTTTCAAAAACATGTAAGACAACAAGTTCCACAGACATCTGCATCTACTGAACAGATACTAATGGTAGCAACTTTTGCAAATAAAGTTATAGCTGCTAGAGGAGAAAAGATATTTAGTTCAGCTTCAACTCAGGTGGGTGAGGGTTCAACAAATGCCATAGCTGCTGATACCTCAATGACAGGCTCTGGCACTATAACAGTAAAGGACACTACAGGGTTTAGCTCAAGTGGCACAATACAAATAGACTCAGAGCAGTTTACCTATACAGGAAAAACATCTACCACATTTACTGGAGTGACTAGAGCTGCAAATAGCACAACAGCTGCAGCACATAGTGCAAGTTCAGATACATTTATAACTGTTGTTTCTGAAAACTGGACTGAAAAAGACTCTGGTAGAACTAACGCTAATAAATATAACTTTGAAAGATTTAACTTTGATGGTAATGATAAGTTAATAGT